ATCCGGCGGCGTGGTGACGTCGACCTCGACCCGCGGCTTGACGACCTTGTTGCCGATGGTGTCCAGCGCGCTCGACAGCGGCCCCTTGAGCATGTCGATCAGCGCCTGGATGGAGTCGGCCACGCGCTGGAACGTCGTCTGCAGGTCTTCGCCGAACTTCAGGTGCGTGATGTCGGTGAGCGCCTCGCCGTTCTCGTCGACGAGCTGCTTGGTCCGGAACAGCTCCTCGATCCACGGTTTCATGTTGGCCGGCAGCGTCGTGCCGAACTCCAGCGACTGATTGACGAGCGCGGAGATCTCCTCGCGCATCCCATGCAGGATGGTGCCCATCGACGCGCCGCCGCGCGTGAGCAGGTCGACGTCGTCGACCATCTGCTGCGCCGTGGTCGTGGTCTTGTTCTGCTGGTAGCCCTGCCCGAGCGCGTCCGGGTTGATGCCGTAGCGGGCCGCGGCTTCCTCATACTTCCGGTAGTCGACCTCGGGGGCCTGCGTGAGCTGCGCGATCAGACGCGCGTTCTCCTCGGTCATGTCGCCGAGGCGCACCGCCGCGTCGAGCGCGTCGAGCAGGCCCTGCGGCAACCGCTGCCCGAGTTCCAGCGACTGGCCGAGCAGGTCGCCCATCTGCTCGTTCACGCCGGCCAGGATGGCCCGGTAGTCGGACATGATGTTGTTGATCCGCGCCATCGCCGCCCGGGCCTGGTCGGGGTTACTGGTATCGAACAGCTTGGCGACCTCGGACTCGGCCTGCAGCGCGGAGTAGCCCATGCGCTCGTAGGCATCGCGCACGACGATGACCGTGGCGGCCCACTGCTCGCCGCCGGCCTCGGTGACCTGCTGCGCGGTCATGGTCGCCCACAGCGACTGCTGGAACGACAGCACCTCCTCGCGCGCCTGCTTCACTTCCTTGCTGACGGACGCGAAGTGCTTGACCAGCATGTACACGCCGACCGCGGCAGCGCCGATCCCCATGGTCGCCGCGCCAAGGGCGGCCGCGCTCATCGTGCCGCCGGCCAGGGCGGCATAGCCCACCGCCGACGCACCCGCGCCGACCATCGAGGCGTACTGGTCGCCACCGGTGAGCGCACCCATAGCGGCCCCGCCAGCCACGCCGATGCCTGCGCCGACGGCCTTCCCGCCACGGCCGTCCCACCAGCTCGAGCCGTCACCAGAGCGAGCGGCCAGGGCACTGGACAGCCCGCGCTGGCCGGTGACGTTCTGCTGCAGCCCGCCCATCATGGAGTACGGGTTGGTCGACGGCATGATGATGCTGCCGCCACCCGGCAAGGTGGAGCCGTAGGGGTCCACCTGGAAGGCGCCCGCGATGCCGGTCTGCAGGTAGGTCGATCCCGCCGAACTCAAAAGCCCGCGGTAGGCCGCCGTGCGCTCGAGCTGCGAGACGGTGGCACCGAGGCCGATCGCCGGCATGACCGTGCGGAGGTACGCCACGGTCGACGCCGTCAGCTTCGCCAGCGCCGACTCGGCCGACTCGGTCGCGCGGGCCAGGCGCACGCGCGAGGCGGCCGCCTGGTCGTCCGTGCCGTGCGAGGCCATCGGGCGCAGTGACAGCGACGACCCATGCGAGGACACCGGCGCCATCGGCGCCAGCGTCTTCGGGTCGAAGTAGTTGGCCGCCGCATTCAGGCCAGACGGGATGAACGCCAACGGGCCAAGCAGTGCCTGTTGGCCGAGCGAGGGCACCCACGACGGGACGTTGGCGGCCATCTGCTGGCCGATGGGGCCCGGCGTCAGCATCCGACCGATCGCCTCGCTGATGCCCGTGCCGATCCGCATCACATCGCTGAGCATGCCGGCGGTCGCCGCCTTGGCCCGCAGCGCCACGCGGTCCCACGCGTCCCCCATGTTGTCGAGGGCCGTGATGTCGCGGTCGCTGATGATGAGGCCGAGTCGCTCGGCTTCGGCGGCGGTCTCGCTGAAGCCCGCCTTGACGGCCGGCAGCAGTTCCAGCGCGCCCTTGCCGAAGATGCGAGACCACGTGTCGGCCTGCACCATCGGATCCTTGATGGCCTTCACCGCGTCGGCGATGTCGAGGAACGCCTGCTCGGGCTTCATGGCTATCAGCGCCTGATGCGACAGCCCCAACTGCCGCAGCGCCCCCACCGCGCCAGCGTTCCCGGAGAGGAGATTGCGCGACATCTCAGCCACCGCCGACGCCACGGCCTGAATGTTGCTGCCGGACTGCCCCGCGGCGTATCCCATCGCCTGCAGGGCGCGTGTGCCGATGCCGGACTGGTCCGACAGATCCTTGACCTGCCCCGCCGTCGTCACGATCTGTGTCCCGAACGAGACGACCCGCTCGATCGCGAACGCCCCGAGGACGTAGCGCCCCAGCGACCCGAGCGAGGACTGCATCACGCCGACCTGCCGCGACGCCTCGCCCGTGGCCCCAGCCGCGCCCTTGGCGGCCTGCTCGGTCTTCCGCAGCGCCGCGACGCTGAGCTCGCCCATCGCATTGAGCTGCGGCCCCATCGCGACGACGTCCCGCGACAGCTTGGTCGAGGCCGCCGACGCCTCCCGCATCGCGCGGTCGATGGCGCTGCCCGCCTTCGTCGCCGACGCGTCGACCTTCTCGAAGGCGCGATCGACCTCGGCCAGCCCCGCTCGGGCTTGGGCCTGCTCGATCACGATCTGATAGCCGACGAGTTCGCGCATGCGGTCCGTGCTCTAGGTCGGCGTCCGAGGCGGGCTCAGGACGTCGTAGATGATGGCCAGCCGTTCCACGCAGGTCAGGGCGTCGTCCGGGTCGAGGTCGTGCAGTGCCAGATCCAGCACATAGCCGCCGAGTTGTAGGTCGACGACGAGCCGCTGGGCCATCCGGCGCCACGTGGTCCACGCGAAGCGGTTCTCCGCGTCCAGCCCTGCGACCGCCGCGCGAATCGCGCACGTCTCGCAGTCGTACACCTCGAGGTCGGCCTCGACCTCGTGCGGCTCCTGAAACAGGCAGCAGGGGCTCTTGCCCGGCCCGTCGTCGACCCAGACCTCGCAGAACCTACGAAGCTGGGCGAAACGACTCCTGCTGCTTCGCGACCTCGACGCGCTGGTTCCGGGAGGCGTAGTCGATCAACGCCTTGCGGATGTGCGGGTCGAGCCCGATCTTCGTCTCCTTCGTACACGGCACCGGCACCAGCGTGCCCTGTTCGTCGCGCGCCCCGATCCCGGACCAGTCCTTGATTACCCAGTCGAGGACGTCCTCGGCGACGGCGTCGTGATCGGTGTGCTCGATCATCTGGCCGAGGTGATTCGGCCGCCGGGTCGTGTGCGTCTTCTGGAACTGCGTGACCTTCTTCTCGGGCAGCAGCCGGATCACGTACGACGTGTCGCCGTCCGGATCCGCGATTGCGAGCTGCTTCTCCACTACCGTGACGGTCTGCTCCTCGTCGGAGCGGGTCAATACACGAGCCATCGGATCTCCTCTGTCGTCGATGTCCTGCCACCGGTGCGCCTCCTCGCGCGCCGGCGTCCTGCGCTTACGAGAACGCGCCCAGGCTGTTGGCCATCACGCGCGTCAGGCGGAACGGCCGCGTCACGCCCGCCATGCCCGTCGGGGCCGAGGCCACTTCCTTGCACATGAAGGTCACGACCGGCTTGACCTGCCCGGCGCCGGCCAGCCCGAGCGTCATGCCCTGCGGCTCGAGGTACGGCCACTGGTAGGTCTTGCTGTAGTTGGTCACGCCGTTGATGAGCGCCCCCGTGTAGGTCAGGTCGCCCTTCCACGCGCCGGCGACTTCCATCGCGCGGTACATGCTGTTGGCACTGGCCGTCGTCATGCGCGGGTAGGTCAGGGCCAGCCGCACCGTCGGGAAGCCCGCATCGGCCGGGTACGTGATGACGTCCTGGCCGAAGACGAACGGCGCATCGTTGACGCGCGCGAACTCGAGCTCGGCCTGCTCGATGGTCACCGCATCGGCCGCGACCAGCGACCCGCCGCTCTGGGCGTTGAGGCGCATCACGCCGTGCTTGCGGAAGATCTTCGTGCCGAAGCCGGGCACCACCATCGACGCCAGCGTGCTGTTGAAGTTGACCGAGGACGTGATCGTCGGCTTGGTGCCCAGCAGCCGGAACGACTGGGCGATGACGCCCGCGTTGCCGACCGTCTCAGAGAAGCCGTAGACCTTGGCCGACGTGAGCTCCTGGATGAACGGCGAGAACTGCGAGCCGCCGTACTCCACCGCGAACGTCAGGCCGCGCCCGTCGACCGCCGGCGCGAGGTCGATCACGTGGCTGTAGGCGTTGCCCCCCGTGGACGACACGACGGTCGGCGTGGCCGGCGAGCCCATCGCGAGCGCCTCGAGGATGTAGGCAAAGTCCTCGAAGCGGGCATCCTGCTGCAGCGTGATGTCGGGCGCCGTGATGTCGCCGACGCTCGCGTTGCGGTAGAAGCCCTGGTTGAGCGTCTCGTTCTCGGAGAACTGCGGCTGCAGGGTCAGGCCGGCATCGCCGGTGATGTGCAGCGCCTTGGTGACGCTGGCGGCGACGTTCCACGAGTTGGCGCCGAAGACCGAGAAGCCCGCGCGCGAATTGCGTCCAGTGACAGACATAGTCGGTACCCTCTACAGATGCGCCGCGTAACTGAGCGGCAGAGTGATCTGCGCGACCGTGTAGGACGCGCCGGGAATCGGTCGGACCTGATAGCCCCACGCGTCGTCGGTCAGGTCGAAGTCGTAGGCCTGGCCGGCCCGTGCGACCGCGGACACCAGCGAGTGCGTCTCCGTCAGCAGCGCGTCCATCGTGGCGGTCGGGTTGCCGTTGTGGGCCCGCGCGATCCACAGGTCGAGCGTGTCGGTGCGCGTCTCGTAGTAGTCCAGCGCGCCGACGCTACGCACCGCGACCGGCACCAGCCGGTAGCTGCCGTCGATGACGTCCTGCGGCACGCGGTCGAAATCGAACGGCGTCGGCGACGGCCGCAGGCCGAACGGGTCGGCCTCCACCACCGCGCGCACGAAGCCGACGATCGACGACGCGACGTGCTCAGCCATCAGGCTTTCCCGTTCCAGTGGAACTCGCCGCACCAGTCCCGCGTGAGCGTCACGGGCCACACGCGCCAGAAGTCGTTGGCGCCGTCGACCACGCGGGCGTCAGAGATCCGCGGAGCCAGCCGCCGACACTGCCCACGCAGCGGGCTGGCCGGCACCGAGCCGGCCCAGAACGTGCAGTCCTCGCAGGCGTACGCCGTACCGTTCGGGAGCGAGGGCCTGCCGTCGTTCGTCATGCCCGCTCCCACACCCAGGGCCCCGCACCGGCCGTCTCGGCGGTCTGCGTGGCCTCGGTCGCATCGAGGACGTCGTCCTCAGGGTTCAGGTCGAACTCGCCGCCGGCGTGACTGAGGGCGCGCTGCAGCCCGGTCTCGGCCTGGCCGGCGTACCACTCGGCCCGCGCATCCCACGGCCCATCGGTCGACGTCGGCGCGGAACGGAAGATCAGCGCCAGCGTCTGCATCGTCACGGGCCCGGAGAACAGCGACCGGCGAATCACCGCAATCTGCGGAAGCACCGCCCCGCTCGTGAGCGCCGCCGTCACCGTCAGGCGGGCCCAGTACCGCGCGGGCCCCTCCGACACGACGCGCGGCACCCAGTCCCCCGGCACCGTCCACGTGAGCGCGCCCCCACGCGAGAACGCGTTCCCGACGCCCCAGGGCGGCGCCACGTCACGCACCGCCCATGTATCCAGCCAGAGCGCCACGCGGGCGGCAGCCGTCGCGGACGAGGGCGCATCTTCCACCCGCAGCGACAGCCCGCGGAACGGCCGGTCGTGCCCGATGTAGAGCGCGTCCGACGTGCCGGTCAGGATGGTGCCGATCGCGACGTCGCTGCTGGCCACCGGCGTGTACGTGCTGCCGGTGTAGCCGACCACCGCGGCCGGCGCATGCCGCGTCCGCAGCCGGTCCGGGTCGTAGCCCCGCGACACCAGCGCGGGGAACAGCCAATCCTCGAGCGCCTTGGCGCGCTTGTCCTGCCACCCCGTGACGGCGAACTGCGTGAGGATGGTCGGCTCGTACGCGAGCAGGTCGTCATCCGCCACGAGGTCGTTGGGGTGCCAACTCATCGCGGGAGCGCCTCGCGCACACAATCGGCGCAGACATGCACCGCAGTGCCATCGTCCGGTGTCACGACGATCGACAGCGGTATGCGATAGATCGGATCCTTGAAGTACCGCCGGCCTGTCGCGACTGCGTGGATGCAGTGCTGGTGGTACGTTTCACGGTCGGCTACCAGCCTCCACTGGTCGACGTCCGCCCCTTCCTGGAACTCGCCCACCGTGCGCCCGTCAGAGGGGTAGTCGCCGCGGTAGGGCGAGGCCAGAACGACGACCGACGACACCGCCGTGAAGCCACCCCGCTCGCCACTCACACCGACACCGCCTCGGGCATCTGCGCGGCGATCGCGCCACCGAGCGCCTGGCCGTCCATCTCGACCGCCACGGCATCCGCCGGCGGCTGGTACGGCTCGACGTACAGCGGCTGGGGGCGCATCATCGCGCCGAGCGGCGCCATGGCCGCGCGCACCATCGCCTCGGCATCGGCCACCGACCGTGTCCAGAACGGCGACGGCTTCGCCCGACGCCCCTGCAGCCCGCCATGGGCCGCGGCGAACGTGAAGTCCACCTGCCACGCCTCCGGGAGCACGCGCAGCGCGGTCTCGTAGAACGGGCGCGCCAGCTTCGCCTTGAGGTCAGCCGGATCCGGGAAGTACGCCTCGTAGTACGCCGCCGCGAACCGCGCCAGCGCGAGGCCCGACGTCGGAATCGGACGGCCTTCGAACACGACCTGCTGGATCGTCTCGGTGCCGTAGTAGCGGCACAGCGCGCCAATGCTCTCGGCGTACGTCATCCGCTGCGCGCCGATCTCGAGCAGCCACGTGGAGAACTCGCGCAGCCACAGCACGCGCCCGAGGCGACGGTCCGGGAACATCGCGCGGTCACGCACGAGCAACGGCAGGTTGCGCTGCTGCGACTTGGTCCGGCGCACGCCTTCGACCAGATAGCCGTAGTGGGCGATCTGCATGTCGGTGACGGCGAGCGTCGGCCAGATGTCCGCGTTGCCGTCGGCCGAGGTCTGCGGCTGCTCATGCACGACGCCGACGAACTGCGCGCCGCAGGACGGCCGGAACAGCCGGACCGGCTCGTCGTAGAAGCGGTCCGCGTCGAGTTGCAGGTGCTGCTGGCGGACCGAGTAGCCGGCGAAGTACGGCGAGGACAGGTACTGCCGCACCGCCGCGCTGGCGACCATCTGCTCGTCGGCATCGATCCAGAGGTGCCAGTCGCCGGCGCACGCGGCCAGCACGCGGTTGCGCGCCTCGCCGAAGCCGCCCGGCAGGTCAGCCACGTCCGGCAGCGTCACGACCGTCGCACCAGCCGCCTCGGCGATGGCCTGGACGCGGGGCCCCTCGCCACAGATGCCGATCACGATCTCGTCGGCGATGGCCCGCACGGTGTGCAGACAGCGCGGGAGTTCGAGCCGGTCGCCCTCGCGGACGATCATCCCAACCGACAGCATCGGCATGGGCCGCGTGGTCATCACCCGACGCAGCAGATCGCGCTCGCCGATGGGGGCATCGCCCTCGGCCGGCGTGAAGTAGCTGACCACCCAGTGCGCGCAGCGGGTGCCCCGCGGCGTGTACCCGACCGGCAGCACGCCGATCTCGAGGCCGGGCAGGGCGCCGAAGAACGCCTGGACGTCGGCGTACGTCAGGTGGTGGACGTGGCCCCGCTTCACGGGGACGCCCTCCGGGAGCAGTTCCGTCCACGGGCCGTGCGGCATCGTCCAGAGGACGCGCGCGCTGGGCACCAGCACGGCATGCAGGTCACGAATCAGGCTCGGGGCGTTGGCGACGTGCTCGAGGAACTCCCCGCAGAACGCCGCGTCGAAGCCGTAGCCGTCAGGCAGTGCCGTGACTGGGTTCGCCGCCGCCAGGCACGACACGTCCTCGGCGAAGTCGTACACCGGCGCCTGCCGGAACGTGACGCGGTCGGCCACGCCGGCGCGCTCGGCGGCCTCGCGGGCGCTGGCGATGTTCTGCGCGCTGTAGTCGAGCCCGACCACGCGGACCCGCGGGTCCATCTGCGCGAGGGCCAGCGCGAATGCCCCGTTGCCGCATGCGACATCCAGCACAGCCAGCCGGCCGATGAGGCGCGCCGCGGCATCGCGGATGCGCGGGCTGTGCGCCGCTTCCTCCAACGGGTCCGGCATGGCCCGGGCGCCGTAGTCCTCGGCCGTCTGGTCCTGCCCCGCAATCACGCGGGCGCAGAACGCCTCGGCCGCGGTGTCGCCGATACCGCGCGCGACCAGCAGTGCCCCGACGTGTTCGTCTTCCTGCAGGAGCTGGCGCAGCACGGCGGGCGTGTGCGCGTGGTAGCGGTCGCTGAAGCTCTCGACGAGCCAGTCGGTCCAGTCCTGCGCGATGGCGTCGTACGTGTAGGTGGCGACGTGCGCGAGGCCTTCCGCGGTGCGGTGCGCGACCTCGTCACTGACGGTGGTCAGGATGCGCGTGACCTCGGCGACCGAGCAGGACTGATACGCGGGCGTGCTGGCGTCCCCGCCGAGCAGGATGCCGTGGGGCACCGTCTCGGGCAGCGCGCCCTTGGCCGACCCGACGAACACCGTCCCGCACGCCTGGGCCTCGATGGCCGCGATGCACGAGGTCTCCGCGAAGTCGACGACGCCCGGGTACCACATCACCTCCGACGAGGCGATGAGCCGGTAGAGGTCGGCCTTGCCGAGCCCGCCCGGATGCACCACGATGCCGCCCACCTCGGCCTGCACGGCGGCGGTCTTGCGGTCGAACTCGGCGCACATCTGCGCGACGCCAGAGCCCTCCCCGTCGTACATGGACTGGTAGCGCGTGACGTGCAGCTCGGCATGTGGCACGGCCGCCTTGAGCGCCGGCCACATCTGCAGCAGCGGCGCCAGGCCGCGCTCGGGGCGGGTGATGTAGCAGATCCGCCCGGACACCTTCGCGCCCCCGGTCGGGACGTGCGCGGGGTCGAAGCCGTTGCGCGTCACGTACGCCGGCATGCGGGCGAGGTCGGGGCAGGCTTGCTCCCACTGCTGCCGGTGGTAGGCGCTGACGTAGGCCAGCGCGTCGATCTGCCAGAGGTGGGACACGACCGCGGCGGGGTCGCCGGTCAGCATGTCCTGATTCCAGAGGATCCGGTAGTTCGCGCGGACCGCGCGCCGGAAGACGTGGGCCATGCGGAGCGAGACGAACACGTCCGGCTCGACGACATCGCACCAGTCGTACAGGGCGCCGTCCTGCGGGCCCGCGTCGTGCCAGGTCACGCCGTCGGCATCGACCCCGGCGGCCTCGGGCGCGAGCTGCTGCGCGTGGATGTGGACGACATGCCCCCGCCGCGCCAGGGCGCGCGCCAGGCCGAAGCAGGCCGACTCCGAGCCGCCGAGCGACGCGCGGCCATCGCGCTGGTCGAGCCCGATCGGCACCGAGCACACGTAGAACGCGAGTGTGAGCCGCATCAGGCGACCCTCGCGGACTTCTTGGCGGTCTGGGCCTGCTCGAGCTCGTCGAGCCGGGCCAATTGGATGGCGAGATGATCCAGCCAGGCGCGGTACCGCGACTCGCGGATCTCGCTGATGGACTTCACGCGGCGCATTTCTTCGAGAATCGGATCCATAGCGTCACGTCCTCCTCGTGAGTACCAGGTGTGGGGAGCCCCGGCGCGACCTCCCCGCCGCGCCGGGGTACTGCGGACTGGCGACCCGCGCGTCAGACGCGCAGGCGCGCCATGGCATTCGGGTGATGCGCCTCGAGCGTGTACTCGCCGACCAGCATGGCGCGCTCGCTGTCGCCCGTCTTCGCGAGGCCGGGGATGTACCCGAACCGGCGGAAGGGGACGACCTTGACGCGCTCACGCGGCACGAGCAGCAGCTCGGTGGCCGGCATGGCGCGCGAGTGGAACACCTCGGCGCTGCCGAACGGGCCGGTGTAGGTGCGGATGACCCGCTTGTACACCTCGCGCTCGTTCGTGTCCTGGACCTTGGTGTCGTTCAGGTCCGAGATGTTGCGGAAGAACGTCCGCCCGGCCACGATGGCCCACGTCTCGGAGGTCGAGGCGCCCTGCTGGAACGCCTGCTCCCAGATGTTGCCGATGTAGCGGTGCGGGTTGGCCTCGAAGGACGAGGCCGCCACGGCGCTGTTGATGGTCGTGATGAAGCCGCGCAGGCCCTGCATCGTGCGCGTCTGCGCCGTGGTGCCGAGGCTGTTGGTGCTGTTCAGCACGCCGCGCACGACTTCCTTCTCGAGCGCGTGCAGCGCGTCGATCGGGGTCTTCGCGATGGCGTCCATGAAGCGGTTGTCGCCGTAGACGGCCTGTTCGAGTTGGCTGCCCGACGCCGACAGGTCGATCGCGAAGTAGCCGACGGTGTTGCTGCGCCGCTGGCCGAGCCGCTGCGTGTTGCTACCGCTGTGGTCGCGGCCCTCGAGGGCGGCATAGCCGCGCACGTAGAGCTGTCCGCCCGCCACGAGCGAGCCGATGCCGCCGCCGCCGTAGTTGCGCGACGCCAGGATCGAGTTCGGGCCCGCGATGGAGGTGATCTGCAGCACCTCGGGCGAGTCCTCGTTCTCGAGGAGCGTGCCGACGGTGAGCGACAGGCCCAGGCCGTTGATCTGGATGCCGGTGGCCGCCGTCGCCGAGTTCACCGCGGCCGAGGCCGTGATGTAGTTCGGCAGCATGAAGTCCTCGACGAACTCGTGCTGGATGCCGCGGGCGGTGATGCCGCTCTCCCCGAGGAAGTCGAGGAAGGGCGTCTCTTTGGGCATCAGACGCGCGAGGATGTCGCTGACGTCGTCCTGGGCGAGATTGGCGGTGATGAGGTCGTACGTGGTCTGCGGCATCGCTGCTCCTGGTTACGGGCGCCCTCCTGAGCGGAGCGACGCGAGTTCTTCGAGGTCTTTCCCGGTGGGGCCATTCCGCGCGATGCGGTCGAGGATCGCGGCGCGCTTGGCGTCCGTCGTGCTCTGCCCCGTGGTCGTGCCAGTCGTGCCCGTGCTCTGCCCACCGCCGCCGCGGCGGTGATGCGGCTTGCTCGCGAGGTAGTCGACGACCAACTGGCGAATGCCGCCCGTGAGCGGATCGCCGTGGGGGTCGAGCACCACCGGCGCGTAGTCGTCGTCCTGCTCCTCCAGCCCCACGCGGCGCGACAGCAGTTCGACCAGTTCGTCGAGCGACTCCTCGCGGGCGCCATGCTCGACGGCGGCGGCGCGGATGGTGGCCTCGACCTGCCGGCGGGCCTGCTTCTCCGCGCGCTGCTGGGCCTTGGTGGCGCGCTCGTCGCGCTCGGCCAGTTCCTGCGCGTGCTTCTCGGCCGCCTTGGCCCGCTCGCGCTCGTCTCGGGCCTGCCGTGCGGCCTGGGCTTCCTCGAACCGCTTCTGGCGGACGAGGTCGGCCTCTTCCAACTCCGCGATGCGCCGCTGGGCGGCGTCGTACTCCTGCGGGTCGATCCCGGTCGACGTCGGCGGCGGGGGCGTGGCGGCTTTCGCGCGTCGCACGGCCTCGGCGATCCGACTGTCGAAGAGCTTCTGGAGCGGCTCGGGGAGGGCCCCGATCTTGCCGTCCGCATCCAACGGCACCGTCAGGGCGGCGCCCGCGGTGTTCAGGTCGTCACTCACAACTTGCTCCTGTACTCACGCCGTCAGGACCGGCTGGGGTCTGCGTGGCTCACGCCGCCACGCGGGCTGGGACTACGACCGGGAGAACGTGCGGCGGATGCCGGCGTCCAACGCGGTGGCGACCTCGCGCAGGTCTGCGGCGGTCAGGCCCAGGAACGGGCGCCGCACCTTGGTGCGGCCGGCCCCGGTGACCTGGTGATACAGCGCCTTCTGCTGCGGACTGACGCGCCGTGACCGTTGCACCAACGTGGGTCCGGTTCGACGACGTGCCATGCCTGCGGTCCTCGCTGGTTGACAGCATGCGGGGGGCGGGCAGGGAGGCGTAGGACCACCGCGCGTCTGACCTACCGCGTCCATCCGAGCGTCACGCTGGCGTCGGTGACCTCGATAATCTGCAGGGCGTTGAGCATGTCGCCGCTCAGCGTGAGGTTGACCGTGCCCGATCCCGCGTAGCCGGCCTTGGCCTTCGCTTGCGCGTAGCCCTCGCTGTACGGCGCGAACGGCTGGCCGTCGGCGTCACGGCCTTGCCGGGTGCGCGCCTGGATGATGCGGATCGCCATCAGTCCGACCTCGCGCATCAGGGCGGCATCGGTCAGGCGACGAGTGGCGAGCGGGACGCGGCGCTGCGGGATGATGGGCATGGGTATCCGTCAATTCCGTCACGGCGTGACAGCCATTCACGATAATTTCGTCACAACACGCCGCTTACTAGATCGCTCGGGCCACAATGGGCGCATGGCTACCCCATACGCCCCTCAATTGCTTCTTCGCGTGCGGGAAGTTGCGCGCGTGCTCTCCGTCAGCGAATCGCAGGTTCTGAAATTCGAGCGGGCCGGAGTCCTTCGCTCAGTGCGCCTGCCGGGCATCAGAGCGGTCCGGTACGTGGCCTCAGAGGTGGAGGCGCTTGCGATGTCGTGGATTGGCGATGGCGCGAAAAGCGACACCTAGACCGCCCGTCGTCCCCGTCGCGCAGGCGTCGCAGGACGACGCGCCAACTCCGCGGCCACTTCTGCGACGCGCCCCTCGGTGCCCTGCAGCGCCGCCGCCGGGTCGAAACGGCTGATGGGTGCCCACAGGTGCCGGCAGTTGTATCCCCCGCCCGTCACGAACACGTTCGGCAACTGCCCGTTGTCGAGCGCGTCGATCTCGGCCCGTGTGTAGACCCGCCCGACGTGCTGCAGGCAGAACGGCCGCACCACCGCATCCACCGGCCCGACGTACACGTACAGTGGCGCGCCGCGCACCGGATCCGGGTCGCCTGGGACAGACGGCACGGCCTGCACACTGAGCCGCTGCACCAGGCTCACGTTGGTGTCGTAGAGCGTCGCGGCCCGCGCCTGCTCGCCATCCAGCACGGTGGCCAGCGACTCGATCAGCGCCGCTGGCGGCTCGGCGCCGAGCGTGCCCCGTACCGTCGCCCGCCAGAGCGCCGTCGCGACGACGTCGCCATGCCCGAGGATGTCCAGCCGCGCCGTCTCGCGCAGGGCCGTGAGCAGGGACGCCAGCGCCGCGGGGCGCCCCGCCGTCTCGAAGGCCAGCGCCCGCCGGTACGTGGCGCCCGTGAGGCCGAGGCGGCGCAGCGTGCGCGTCACGGCCTCGGACGCGGCCACCGCCGCGAGGTCGTCGTAGCCGGCGTCCTCGAGGAGCTGGCGCAGGGCGGTGCGGGTGCGGCCCAGCCGTGCGGCCGTGAGGGACGCGGTCGCTTGGCCCGCCTCGGCATCGACCAGCACGGACGGCAGGCGCCGCTCGACGCGCCGGAGCACATCGACGAGCGCCTCGACGAAGCGGCGATTGAGGGCGTCGGCGTCCCGCGCCAGTGTGCGCGCGAGGGCCTGCCACTGCGCGGGGGTGCGGGCCACTTACGCGGCCTCGGCGTCGTCCGGGGCGGGAGGCGCGGCCGGCGGGGGCGCGGGCGGGTCGTCGCCGTCGTCGGCGGTGTCGTCTTCCTCGTCCTCCCCGAAGCGCGCGGCCATGGCGTCGATCGCGGCGGCCCGGGCCGCATCAGGCGAGGGCTGCGCTTCGAGCTCGGCGCGGATCGTCTGCTGCACCTTCGGCGTGACGTCCGGCAGGAACGACGGGATGAGGCGTGAGCTGTGCTCGACCCGGAACGTCGCGGACTGGCCGAGCGGCAGCGACAGCGCCGCCTGGGCCTGCGCGAGCACCTCGGCGAAGGACGGCTCGTCGAACGACTGCGGGTAGGAGACGGTCGGCGTCTCGGTCTGCCAGATCCGCTCCCACTGGTCCCCGTACGTGCCGCGGTACCACAGCTTGGCGATGGCCAGTTCCGCGTCGCGCAGGCGGTCGGCGTAGCCTGACAGCGTCGTGTTGTAGTCCTGCCGCTTCAGCCGCCGCGCCTCGGCGGTTTCCGCGGCGCGGCCGTCGTCGTCGAGCGGCACGGTGGTCACCCGGAAGATGGTCCGGATCAACTGCGTGCGCTCGGCCTGGTACGTCGTGACGTTCTCGGCGTTCGCCGTGATGTACTTCGCATCCAGCGCGGAGAACAGCACGTTGGCGGTGCCCGTCGTCTGCCCCAGCATCGCCATGGCCTGCTCGACCGAGATCGCCGTGCCGCTCCCATCCGCTTTCGCGCCCAGCGGGATGTTCAGGATCGAGAACGTCTGCTTGCGCAGTAGCTCGCGCAGCTCGCTGGTGAGGTTGTAGAGGTCGATGTAGAGCTTCGGGTCGCCGAGCGCCGACTGCCCGAGCACAGACGTCCGCGATCGGCGATGCGCGTACAGCGGCACCACCGGCAGGGCCCCGAAGCGGTGCTCGACCACGCGGTCAGCCTGGCTCCCAACGCCCGACTCCCGGACGGTCGTGCCTTCCGCGGTGACGCGGTACACGCGGTAGCGCAACACCTCGGCATCGTCGAGCGACGCGCGCGGCAGGGCCTCGACGATCTTGACGGCGGTGAGCGTGCCTGACTGGTCGAGCCAATCCGGGACGGCGCGCGGGTCGTAGCTGCGCAGCACCAGCGGCGCGCGGTCGGCCGCGGTGGGGCCGTCATCGCCGGCGCGGTCCATCAGCAGGTACAGGAAGCCAAACGACAACGCGTCGCGGTAGCTCTCACGCAGGAAGGCATCGAGGGTGCGTCCGCCGCCGTCGACGTCGCCATCGGCCCACGCGAGGTACGGGTGCTTCTCGATGGCCTCGCCATTCGGGCGCAGCACGCGGCGCTGGGCGGGCTCACGGAATACGCCGTCCAACTTGAGCTTCAGGATGACGTCGGCGAGGTTCTCGTAGCGGGCCAGGCGGCGGCGCTCGAGCAGCTTCTTCGTGGGCCTGCGCGGGACGTCCTGGTCGTGGTCGAGCCACTCGCGCGGGTGCGCGACGAGGTGCTCCCCGGTCAGGAAGCCGCCCGCGCCGTCGGCGACGTCGGCGAGATACTCCCAGATGGGGGCCCAGAGGTCGTACAGCGGATGGGTCCGCTCGGTGTCCGCCCCTTGGGCGGTGGTCGTGTATGTCGCCATCGCGCCAGACGCCCCGGCCGGGACTACAGCGAGAGGAGGTTCGCCGCAGGGTCAGGATGGCAGGGGGGCTCAGCGGGGCGTAGGACCACGCGGGGGCGGCGCGGGGGGCGCCGGGAGGGACGACACCGGCGTCAACTGGCCGATGCCGTGGTGCTCGTACAGGGCGTCGCGGATCGCCTCGCTCAGGGACACGTCGTCGCGATGGGCCACGTGCAGGAGGTGCTGATACTCCGACCGACAGAGCCGGAAGCGCACGACCACCCCAGACCCGCGCAGGCTCACGGCCGCGGCCCCGCCTCGTCGACGATGCCGTGGATGGTCCCCGTCTCGTCGGCGTGCCGTGACCATGTCGGGAACGCCTGCCGCCATACCGCCAGCCGCGCCGCTTGCTCCTCGGAGTACGACATCGCGCCGCCTGGCCACGACGCGATGTCTGGTCCCCACGGCAACAGCGTTCGATGCAGGTCCGACAGTCGGACGAGGGTGCGCATGACGTCGGCTAGGAGCCCCGGTGGGGGCGGATTGTGCGGGTGTCGGTCACACGCCGCGAGACTCCCCGCCATGCTCGCGAGGTCGTTGGCCAGCGCGCCGAGCAGGCGATGGGCCTCGCGCTGGTTGTCGGGCGTCCACGGAATCACGGTCGGTGTGCTCATGCCTGCGGGCCCGGGTCTGCCTGGCTGAAACCGCCGGCCCCGAAGCGCCTGAGCGCATGGGCATCGAGCAGGTCGCCCGATCCGGGAAAGGCGGTAGCCCCGGCCTGAAGGCCGTCGAGCGTGACCGCCACCTCTCGCCGCTCCAGCCCGATCAGCGCCCTGGTCACCCCCTCGACGGTGTACTCCCACTCGTCCGTCGACGACGTGACATGGGGCGCCAAGAGGTGAACGAGTTCATGCACCAGCGTCCGCTCAACGTCGTAGGCTTGCCCCGCGAACGCCGCCTCGTGGTCGCTGGTGACCGTTGCAGGTTCGGCCACCAGAATGCAGGACGTGCGGTAGTTGCGGTTGAACGAGTTCCGGCCCGTGGCCAGTGGTGAGGCGGCGTCGATGTGATGCTGCGGCAGCATGCGGACCTCGATGTCCCAATCCTGCAGGCGCAGCACCCGCTGCCAGTACGCCAGTCGCTCCCGCAGCGCCTCGATCGTCATGGCCGCAGTGTGCCGCGAGAAGGTGAGCCCGTCAGTGGCGCCCTACTCCCACCGGTCAAGGACGTACTCGGTGGCCACGCCGTGGGCATGCACGCGCACGGAGACGGGCTGGCCTTCCGAGAACAGCAGGCCCATCGCGTGTTCGCCGTCGACCTCCGCCAGTGTCCCGCGCTGCGAGAACGCCTCGATCACACTGCGTACCCCGTGCAGTTCGTTGCGCAGCGTCTCCGGGAACAGCGCGGCGCCGGCCTGACGCGTGTCCTTGCCACCTCGCACCAGGAAGACGCGCCCGGGGGCCTGATGCGTCGCCGGCACTTCCGGTGACCAGTGGCATGGCAAGGGCGTGATGCCCGCCACGTCCGCCCAGCCCGCCGACAGCCCGTACTGCGACGCGCTCGACCCTCCATGCCACAGGTACCACGCCACCGGGTTGCGCGCGGACTCGCGGTCCCACTGCAGGATGGGCGGCGCCTCCGCATCCGCGGCGGTTGTCAGCGTCACGTAGTTCCCCCGCACGGGCAGGTTCACCTGCAGCCGCGTGGCGGCCGGCAGGATGTCGGCGGCGAACTTCCGCCACGTGATCGGCTTGCCAGGGATGACCAGCGGCGCCGCCGGCGTCGAGCCCTTGGCGGCCAGATGGCCGAACACCGATCCCGACGGCGGGGCCGTGACCGGCGCGGGCGCCTGCCACTCGAACACGGTGACATCCGCAGGCGTGGCGTAGCGGCGCTGGAGCGACGACGCGATCCCGAGCGTGGCGACGAGGGCCTCGGCCTGCGCGATCGTGCCGGCCGACGGTGCGGCCTGCGGCCGCTGGTAGCGCAGCGGGTGCATCTTGGCGTCGAAGTTGCGCTTGATGGCCTCGAACGAGAGGCCGGCCGCGACATCCTCGAGCACGGTCCCCACCATCGATGAGCGCGGATGGCAGAACCCTGACGGGGCGAGAGCGACCGCCTGCCACACCAGGTGGGCGCGCCACCGCTTCGGCGCCGCTTCGGCCTTCGCCTTGAGTGCGTGTAGCCACTCGGCCTGGCCGAGGATCTTCTCACTGCGGTACAGCGCCTCGGACTGGCAGATCGCGACGACGGTCGCAAACTGCTCGATCGTGAACTCGCCGAGCACGCGACTCACGGTCTGGTATTCCTCGGCGCGCTCGGCCGCCCGCTGAAAGGCGGTGCGCACGCGCCCGTCATGCTGCCGCGCCGCCGGGATGGCCAGCGCCAGGTGCTGCCACGCCCCGGTCAGCCGCTTGCCCAGCTCAGGGCGCGACGTCAGGAACAGGCCCGCGATGGTCGAGGACGCAATCGCGTCCGCCATGGCGCGCAGGCCGGGGCGCTGACTGGCGGGCGCCCCACCGATGACCTCGGGCGTCCACAGCGCCGCGGCCAAGCGTCCGTCGTCGCCGACGACCGCGAGCCCGCCGTACTGCTCGACGAACTGCCGGCACGCGCTGCACGTGTGGTGCTGGCGCTCGTGCGCGTCCGCGAAGCCTTGCACGTAGCGATCCCAGAGCGCCGCCCCTGGGACGCTGGCCCTGAAGATCGGCCCCGCCAGCCCCTCGAACTGGCGCTGCACGGCCTCCAGAAACGCGTGGTACTCGCGATCGTCGCGACGCCCTACCGGTACCGCCGCACTCGTGACTCCCTGACTCTCGATCATGGCTCCCCCTCTCCCCTCTCCCCTCACAGCAATGCCTCCACCCACACCGCCTGCGCGGCTGGCCCTGCCGGGCGCCTCACGCGCTCCATGGCGTACCGGAGTGCGTCAATCACATGGTTCTTGCTGTCTTCTAGCACGGGCAACACGAGCCCGGTGAGCTTGTCCGTCTTGTAGGCGTAGTGCGTCAGTTCGTCGATGGTGTGCGCGCAGCGCGGGTGGACGTGGATGCGATACGACTGCAGGAACGCCACCCCCTCCTCCACTGACCCAGCCCCCTTCTTCGCGGGCTCCACCTTCGGGTACCCGTGCCGCTGCATGTACGAGATGGTCTCGGGCCGCGCACTGTCCGCCGTGATCGTCCAGCGTCGCGCCATGCCAGGGTCGTCCGGGTCGATGGCGTCGAACAGGGCCGGCGTGGCGTCAATCTCGCAGCCGACCCGGTAGACCTCCGCATCGATGTACAGGTCGCGCTCCCCCAGCAGGAAGCACCGGACCAGCGTCGTCGGGTCGGTCGCAAAGCCCCAGTCCCCGCCAAACAGGAACGTGGCCTTGGCGGGCGTCTCGAATGGCTCGACCGTCCAGTTCTTGAAGACGCGCGCCTCCGACTTCCGCTCATACTCGCCCAGCCAGACGTGCGCATACTTCTCCGGGTCGTGCGCCCGGTCCCACTCCATCTCCGCGCGCAGCACGTCGGGGAACTTCGGGTTGTCGCGGTAGTTGGCCTGCACCACCACCGTGCCCGGCGGCGTGGACGGGCTGCGCAGGAGGACGTCGACCGGGTCCGTCTCGCGCCGGGGGTTCCACGAGAACCACAGTTCGGAGCCCGCCTTGCGGATGGTCGGACGCAGGATGTCGAGCGACCGCTGCGACAGCGACTGCGCCTCCTCGACCCACACGATGTCGTAGCCTTCCAGCGACTTGATGCTGTCGGCCGTGTGGTTCTGCATGCCCTGGAACAGCATCACGCCGCCGGCCGACGTCTCGATGTGCGTGCGCAGGATGCGGAAGTGCTCCCCGAGGTTGTACTCGCGGATCTTGTCCTCGATGAGCCGCTTGACCGACTCGGCCAGGGACTTCTGCACTTCACGGACGCAGACCGCGCGGGTCAGCGGGTCACGCAGGAACCGCTCGACCAGCCGCTCAGCAAAGTGATGCGACTTGCCACTACCGCGCCCGCCATGGATGCCCTTGTAGCGTGCGGGGACCACCAGCGGCGCGAAGACCGCCGGCGGTGGCGGGATCGTGGCCGTGCTGGCCTCCGGTTCGGCCTGCGCGATAATGCTGGCCGCCACCCGCTGCAACGGCGAGAGCCGTGGCGCTTGCAACAGCATCACGGGGTCCGCTCCGGCAATTCGAGGGCCTTGGTGAGATGCGCCATCGCCGCCTGCCGGTCGACGGCGTTCTGGACCTGTCGCAGCGCCTGGACGAACACCCCAACGAGCACGCCCTGCTCCACCAACGACAGCGTCTCCCGCTGGTCGGCCTTGGCCTGGGTCTCCACGAGCTTGCGCTTCTGGTCGATGAGCCCGAGGAGTTCGCCCCACCGTCCCCGCTCGTCCGCCGCCGCCGTCAGGCACTCGTCCATCGCGTCGGCCACGGCCACGAGCTGCTTCTCGTTCTGCTGCTCGATGGCCCCACGGAGCGCGCCGAGGATGTCGCCGAGTTGCCGCCAGCGCGCGAGGATACCGCCGACGTCGAGCACTTCGAGGATCTCGCCGATCTGCGCGGTGAGCAGGCCCGCCTCGTTGCGCAGGTCCATCAGCGTCGGGTCGGCCATCGCGGCGGTGATGCGGTCGGCCAGGCGGTGTGGGGCGTGCCGGCCGTAGCCCAGCCCTTTCCAGTGCGGCGAGTCGGCCCCGACCGGCGTGAGTCCCCCGTGATGCCGGCAGACCTTCATCCCCGGCACGCGCGTCTTGGTGCATCGCTGCTGCCGCTGCTTCGACTTCGCCGTGCAGCGACGGTCGTCGGGAGGCGGCTGGCCCCGCAAGGGGCGCACCTCGCGACGAGTGGGCGGGGCCTTCTTCGTCATCGTGGCACCCA